TTTTTATTTTATTTTTTAATCTATCCAATAAATCTTTTGTTTCTTTATTTCCTTTTGCTCCTACTTCTACTGAGAATATTCTATAAAGAATAGACCTTGTCATTCTTGTAAGTAAAAGTATATCTTCTAATGCAGCTAGTACTTGCCAACTTTGCATTGCATTTTCAATAAAAGATTCTCCTCTTTCTAATGAATAATATTGTTTCTTTGCTACTGATGTATTTTTATCTCCTATTTCAAATGTTACTTTATGTTTTCCTGTATTATTTGCAAAATTTGCTATTCTATCTGGTTTAATAAATTTATTAGAATTATCTCTATCCATATAAGCTATTACTTTTTGTTTTGCTGATAATTCATAAATATTAGTTCCTCTTCCTATTATTTCTGTATACCATCTTCCTTTAATCATTCTCTTAAATGAATCTTTATCAGCAATTTCTACTTCTGCTTCATTTAATATTCCTTTATATCTTTTTTCAATAGCTTCTGATAATTTTTTAATTTGTCTATTATCTTTAGAAACAACATCTTCTCCTTGTTGTTCCCAATCTATATCAAAATCAGATTCTTTTAATATTCTATCTATATCATCTATTGCTTTATCTTTTTCGGTATCACCATACAATTTTTGAATCTTACCAGCTAAACTTTCAAACTTAGATTTATTTGATTCTTTAAGTTCTAATTTATCATCTACTAAACTATCCGCAAAATCTAATTTAACAGGACAAGTACCATATATTAAAAGTCTTTTAATAATAGGTACTAAATTCTTTTCCATTCTTAAATCTGTTTTAAGAAATCTATCTAATTCTTGTGATAAACCTTTTGATAATTTATTCTCAATATCATCATCTGGAGTATCTACTTCAATATGAAATATCTCTTTTGACTGGGGGTCTCTTTGTAAAGCATCTTCAGTCCACATATCAATAGCAGATGATATAATAGAATCATCTTTCATACGGTCTATTAAATTATCATTATTTACATAATTACTATCTACAAGTCTTATTCCTTGTATAAAAGAATAAAGGTCTGTTCCATTTGATTGTGCATATTCTTTTAAGTAATCAGCATCCAAATTATTTTTAGGAATTTGTGTATTTTGTTTTCTATTAAATATACCCATTATATTCTCTACCTTTCTTTAATGAAGTTTTAAACCTGTTCTATATTGTTCATATCCTAATTTCTTTTCTATGTAATCTATCTTTCTAAGTAATTCTTTATATTTATCTGGAGGAATATTTGTATCTTTACTATCATCAAATCTCTCGTATTGTTTATATAATTTACTTATATAATTTTTTAACTGTTCTTTTGACATGTTATCAATATCTTGTTTCCAAATATCAAATTCAGATTTAGGTTTTACTGATACTTGTTTATTTTTTATAAGTTTATCTGCTACTTTAGCATATATATCATTCATATTAGCATTCTTCGTTTTAGATAGCTCTTGTTTTATTAAGTCTTGTCCTATTTTACCATTTTGAATATCTTTTATAAGTTTATTTCTATTACTAGATTCTGATAACTTTTCTTTGTCATATTCTTTAGACTTTTTCATAAACTCTTTCATATTTCCTGTTTTACTAGCTAATATAGGATTTATGTCTACTCTTACTCCTTCAATATATAATGGGTCATCTTCGCTATTTAAAGCATTAAATAAGCTATCTTCTCTATTATTACCTGTATCTTTAAACTCTACTACTACGTCTAAGTCACTATCTTTCTTTGCTTGAAGTCTATGTCTAGAACCTATAATATTTATATCTATTATTTCTGCGTCATCTTTGTTATAGTCATTATCTACTATAAGTTTATTGTATATATAACTCTTAACTATATCTTTTATCTCAGCCTCGGTATATGTCTCTAAACCTTGTACAGATTCATTTATTTTATGAACTATATTATTTAACATTTTTAAACATTCACTTTTAGTTTTTTCTTGTATATAATTATCTCCTGATTCTGTTTCATAACCATCTGCTAAATCTAAAGTCCACATTCCCATTCCATCTTTATATAAAGCTTTTATTCTTGAATCCTTAGCGGATTCATTCAAATTATTTAATATATTTTCACTTATCTTACTTATCATAATAATATCTCCTCCTATTATAATATATAATTTACTTACTTAAATCTCAAATAAAATGTCTAAGTCCTTCTGAACTAATTCATTCTGATATACATTTGATTTTACAGCATTATTTAAACTTCCAGCTACTGAATCTGAAATATCTTTTCTGAATCCTTGCAAATGGTCTACTTTTCTTTTTTCTCTATAATGAACTAAATTAAATAAATTAAATTCAAATTCTTTATTATATGGAAATTTCACTCTTTCTTCTCCTATATAATCTATTAATGTAAGATATGCTTCATCTGTTCTATCTACTGACTGATAATCTACTGGAAATCCAGCTTTATCTAACTCTTGCATTGACTCTTGACTTTGAAATTGGTCATAAGTTATTAATCCCCAATTTATTCCTTTATGTTGTGTAAGCCATGGTATTAAACTTCTTACTTTTGATATATCTGTTCTTGCTGGTGGTTTTGGTGGTACTATATCTAATATAAAATCAAATTTTATATGAAGTCTTACTGTTTCATCTTCTGCTATTTCTACTCTATCTACAAAACAACTTGATACTCCATAATGGTCTGTTACAATTCCTTGGTCAATATGCATAAATCTTAATTTATCTGGTTGTTCAGGTTCCCAATGTGGATTTATAAAATCTTGAGGTTTTGTTTCTAATTTTGTTGATATTATAAATTCATCTTTTAAAAATGCTTTTTCTTCTGGAATATAAATTGCTTTCTTAAATGCTTCTTTATTATTAAATAATTTACCTTCTCCTGATACTGATTCACCAGCAACATCTTGTATTGACTGAATAAGATTATTCTTAAAATCAATATAAAAATCAGATGGTACTGATACTACCTTTGTTTTTATTTCTCCTGGTAATTTATCTATTGCTTCTTTTAATTTTGTATCTTCTGGAACTCTAGGTCTTCCAAAGCTGTCTAATATTGAATTTACTTCTGCTGTTGTTTCAATTATCATAGGGTCTAATTCTCCAGACCCTATAAATACTGAGAATCTATCTTTACTATAATTTTGAGGTTTTACATCATATATCTTTGCATTTACTATATATGCATGAGGGTCATCTGCGAGTTCTTTTATTCTTTGATTTGTAAAAGAAGAATCATATTGAGATGATGATACAAGTATTGATAAAGATTGATTTTCTCCATTTATCATAAAACGGGATTTTCCGTCTATTTCTTATATCTACATATAATTTTGCAGCTTTATTTTGTGCTGTTGCTACATCTGCTGTAATAGTACTCCCTTTATAAAAGTTTGCTTCATCAAGTATTCCTGCAACCAAGTTAGTACCAATTATATGGTTACTATCTGAAGCAAATCTAACTGTCATATTTGCTTGAGGAAACTTTATATTACTATCATTTTTCATATCTCTTTGAAAATGTTCTTGAAAATATGGACTCATATCTATCATTTCTTTTAATTGTCCATATCCTGTTTGTTCAGCTTGTGCTAAATTAAGGTTAAAATATGCAAACATTAATTTAGAACTGGCCATTAAATTAAATAAAGCTGGTATATTCTTATAACAAGATAATTCATATATCTTTCTTAAAAGAATTATATTTGCTGCTGTTGATTTTCCTGTTCCAAGACCTCCTGTAAGAATTACCTCATTTATTTTAACCGGACTATTAAATATCTTAATTATATGTTCTTTCCAAAATGGATAAAGAGTTGGAGCATCTGGTCCAACATAATATTGACTATTTATCCATTCTTCTATTGGTACTACATCTCTTATTCTTGCTGCTTTCTTTTCACTATCTTTCATTTGAGTTAATGTATCTATTAATGTATCTAAACTTTGAGCCATAAAATTTACCTCCAAAATTACTTCTTTATCTAATATAATATATAATTTAGAAGCAAAAATAAAAGATAGCCAATATAACTACCTTTTGGATTGTTGTCTGAAGATTAATAGGATTCGAACCTATATTTTAAGGTTATGAGCCTTACTTTTACCATTTAATATATAATCTTCATATATTGTGGGGAGAGGTTGGTGGGACTCGAACCCACGACTACTGGTCCTGGTTTTGTTAATAGTGCACTCCCAACTCTACCAACTGAGTTACAACCTCTATGTATTAATGGTCTCGGGTGGCTCTATTGGGGTCAACTAGTTACATGCCGTTATTCATTTATATAATTCCCAACAAGGCTCTTACTGTGTTTCTTATATAAATATACCCAAACCCAAGACTTTTTAATTAATTTTTATTTACCTGTACTTCCAAAAGCTCCTGACCCTCTTGAATCTTGAGCAGGCATCTCTTCCTCTGGTATAAATTCAGGCAATAAAACTTGAGTCATTACTAGCTGAGCTACTTTATCACCTTTATTTATTATGTAATCTTTATCTGTTACATTAGTAAGTATTGCATTAATTTCTCCAGTATAACCACTATCTATTGGAGGTAAATTTGATACTATACCTTTTGAACTCATTCCAGATTTTGGATAATTACAAAGCATAAATCCATCTGGTATTCTTAAACCTAATTTTAAAGGTATTTTTATTGCTCCATGAGCTGGAACAACTGTATCTATTGGACTAAATACATCTGCTCCTGCATCATTATAATGTGCCCTTAATGGTAATTTTTCATAACCATAATTAATTACTCTTATTTTCATATTTCTTACTCCTTTTATTGTAAAATTAAAATATCTTTAATATCTAAATATATTTTAGAATTTAATATATCTTTCATTTTATACCTCTTTGTTTTTTAAGTTGTTTTACTTCTTTTCTATATTTCTTAGAATATTTATTTAATATTTCAGCAACCATTTCAGAATTTATTTGTTCTTGTCCCAATGGATTTACTACATACCAATCTTCACCTAATAAATAATCTTTTAAAAATTGTAATGCTAATTGTGCATTTAAAGGTGGTGGAAACATATTATCTTTTTGCCAATTTTTATCTAACCATTCATTAAAGGTCATATCAATTCTCCTAATCAATTAAATCATTTAATGCTCTCCAATTTTTATTATGCACTTTTTCCATTTGTTCTTGAGTCATTGATTCAACTTCATTAAACCAGTTCCAAATATTATCTACTATTTCATCTTCTTCATCAAAGTCATCACATACATAAACTAAAACTGAATTTATTCCATCTAACTTTCCTGTATCTTGAGCTATAGATAATAAGTTTTCAAAAACAAATTCTATATCTGATAAATCACCTATATATTTTCCATCTGCCCAAATTCTTTCTGCATGATTATCATCATTAAATCTAATAATATCTAATCTATTCTCCATCTGTTTTCTTCTCCTTTTTATTAGATTTTGTTGTATCTATTACTGATTTTGCTGCAAATCCTGCTATCATACTCTTTAAATCTAATCCTAATGAATCTTCAGCTACTTTTAATACTTTATCTATTTTTTGAGTATTCTCTTCTACAAGTTTTGTTGATTGGTCTCCATACATTGTAATTGAATCTATATTATTAAGTGGAGCTGATACTTCTTTTGCAATTTGTGGTAATGCATTCATCATCATTTCAACAATAGAAGCCTCTTTCATTTTTGCTTGTGCTTCTGCCTTCTTTTCTATTGCTTCAGCTTCTGCAAGACCTTTAGCTTTAACACCTTCTGCTTCTGCAAGTAACATAGCTTTTTTACCATCAGCTTCAGCTTGTAATTTTGCTTTAATACCAGCGGCTTCTAATTCTGAAGCTTCTTTATCAGCTTTTGCTTTTGCAATTCTTGCCTTTGCTAAATTTTCAGCTTCTATTAATTCAGCTTCTGCATTTTGCTGTCTTACTTCTTTTTCTGCTTTTGCTTTTTGTTCTGCTGCATATTTATCAGCATCTGCTTGTTTTCTTACTAAAGCATCTAATTCTTTCTCTTTTAATGCAACTTCTTTTTCTTTAAGTTCTGTCATTCTTTCTGCTTTTGCTACCTCAGCAGCAACAGTTGATTCATTTATAGATTTTTGTTGTTCTGCCTGTTGAATTGCATAAGCTGCATCTGCCTCAGCTTTCTTCTTATCTTGCTCTATTTTAAATTGAGCTTTCTTAATCTCTAAATCTTTTTGTTGTTCTGCTATTTTTGCATCTGCTTCGGCTCTTGCTTTTGCCCCTTCTTCGTCTGCTTTAGATTCAGCTATCTTAATTTCTTTTTCTGAATCTGCTTTTGCTATCTTTGCTGTTTTTTGAATCTTAGCTAAATTATCTATTCCTAAATCATTTATAGCATTATTTTCATCTGTGCAACTTTGTACATTTAAGTTTACTATCTCTAATCCTATATTCTTAATATCATCCATTGCATTTTCTTGAATCTTTTGAGAAAAGATTTGTTTATTATTTACTAAATCTACTAATTGCATTTGACCTATAATCTCTCTCATATTACCTTCAAGAACCTGTTGAACATTATTTGCTATATATCTTGAATCTTGATTTAAAAAGTGTCTTGCTGCTACTTGTATTAACTCTGAATTTTTTGGTATTCTTACATTTGCAACAGCATCTACATCTACATTAATAAAATCTGCGGTTGGTACTTTTGAAGCCCTTACATCTATTTGTATTAATTCAAGTGTTAATTTATCTACTCTTTCAAAAAATGGTATTCTAATTGTTGCTTTACCAATTATTACTCTTGGTTCTTTCTTAAGTCCTGATATTAAATAAACCATATCTGGTGGACATTTTACATAACTCATAAATATAAATACTATTAATAATAAAACTATAACTCCTACTAAAATTGCTGTAAACATAACTATTAATCCTCCTCTTCTATTTCATTAAATTTTTCTAATATTGCAGACTGGATTCTTTCTCTACATTCTATGTTTACTGGATGAACTATATCCCTAAATACTCCATCTGCCCCTTTTTCTGAAGGCATTGCTACAAATAATCCTCTTTGTGATTCTACTATTTTAATTCCTCTTACTACAAATGAATTATCAAATGTTACTGAAGCTATTCCTTTTAATCTATTATTTGTATTTAATTTTTTTACTCTTACCTCTGTTAATTCCATTATTCCTCATTCTCCTTTAAACTACTAAATCTACTCATTAATTCATATTCTGAGCACACTATACCACAAGATTTATGACCTTGTGTACATTTTCCTTTTTGTATACAATCTGGTCCTACTTGATTTATTATTACCGGATTATATTTTTTAAGTTCTTCATATATTAAATATGCAATATATTGTATTTCTGATGTATTTCTACCACATAATCTTAAATTTAAGAAATGACACCATTCTCTTAGATTACCTGTCATAACCAGATTATTTCTCATTGCATTTGGAAGTACTTGTCTTGCTACAGAATGGTCTATTCCCATTTCAATTAATTTTTTATAATCTTCCATACTTCTTTGTAATGATTCTTCATATTTTTCTTGAAGTTCTATTGGCTGATTCAATAATTCTACTGGAACTTCAAATCTACCTATTTTAGAATAATCAATATAATGTTGACTTCCCGAAGTAAAACTAAATAATCTATGCCTTGTAATCTGAGATAGTAAACTTCTACTTGCTCCTTCTATCATAAAAGTATATGATACATGCTCTAATATAGAAGTATGATTAAACTTAACACAATTATCTATTAAATTAGTATTTTGATTTTCATAATCTAATAACTGTTCTGCTATATCTTGTTTTCCATTTAACTTTTCTGAATATGTTATTCTTACTAAGCCGCTTAAATACTCATCTGAATAATGCTCGCTATGATTAATCATTGTTACTTTTATTTTGTTCATTTTGCACCTCCTTTAATATTTTTTCAACATCTTCAAAAATATTAACTGTAGCTGCTACATCAATTAATTTTATATTTCTTGGATAAAGCTTTCTTAATTCTTTTCCTACTTGATAATAATAATCATTCAAATCTAATAAATTATTATATACTTTTTCTGTATCTCCTCTTTGATGACATCTTTCCCATAGTAAATCAAGATTAGAACTATATAATATTATGTATATAGCATCTAAATCTTCTATTAATGAAAATGTTTTTAAATGGTCTAATAAAGAATTTTTAGGGTATCTTTGATATACTGTAGAATAAACATCTTCAGATAAATTAAATCTATCCATAATAATATTTCCTAAATCTGCTTCTAATTTTTCTTTATAATTATTAAAAGAAACATCAGAAGTATCTGAAAATTTAAATATATCTACTTTTCCATCGAAAAAATCTCTTCTTATATGTCTAATAAGAGTTGATTTACCAACTCCATCTGGTCCTTCAACTATAACTATCATTCTTTATCCTCCTCTATATTATTATGCTCGTTTAATAACTGTTCAACTCTATTTACGGCTGATTTAACTTGTGAAATTCTAATATTATATTGTTTAGCTAGTAGCTTATAAGCTTCTGGAGAATTATTTTTAGATTTTATAAATGTATATATTCTTATTTTTTCTAATAATTTATATAATTTTTTC